CTGGAATGGTTGCAGTTGGTGGAGGATCTATTTCTTTAGGAGATATAGTCACCGCACCTGACCAGGCGTTTGGAATTGTTCAAAGTAACTTCATGAACAATTATCAATCAATGGCTGTGCAGTCAATAGGCATAGGAATTGGCTTTAGATTAGGAAAACGCCTTTTACGCCGTCCAATAAGTAATGTAAATAGGAATATATTCAAACCTTTAGGAGCAGGTTTCAAACTTTGAGGTGATCTAAGATGACAACACAAAATGTAACAGGTGTCCTAAACTGCTCAAGCGGTTTTAAAATTCCTCTTAACGCAACAATTACAGACGGTACAGAAGCAAGTCTTACTACAGATGTAGCTTATACTGTAACTGCTCAGAACATTGGAGACTTCGCAACAGGTCAAACCGTAACTTCTGGTATTGTTACAGCAGGTAATAACATATCATACGCATACATTTTAAGGAAGGGACTAATTCTTTCCCTGGTACCGTTTGCAGTAAAAGGTGTAGCATGTGGTACACCTGCATTTGCTCGCCCTGTAACTTTGATGGCAGGAGATCAACTTCGCGTCTTCACAATGGTGGCTGCAGGACGAAACGCATCTCTAGCTGTATTTACTAACCAAGGAGTTCCTAGAATTTTTATTGGGGCCTCAGTAGCTGCAGGTGCGGGAACTTTCCAACTTGTTGATTTACAAACAGGAAACACAATTGGAGAAACCCTTCAAGGACAAGTTTGTACCATGGCACAATTTACTTCAGTTGACCAGGCATTGATCACGAGCGTGGCAGGTGGCGCACAAGTAACAATGAGCAACGGTAACTTATCTGGTGCGATTCCAGCAACAGATCCAATTGAAGCACAGCCTTACATGAAGCCATGCTCAATCCCTGTAGCTCTAAACTTTACAGCGCAATACATAACTTCAGCTTAAGGTGATCTAAATGAAGATGACAAAAGCACAAGGTCGCAGAAGACTCATGGAAATGAAGTCAAAGGCTTTCAAAGTGTTTGGAGCTGGTTTTATGTCTATGAAAGATTATGAAGCAGTTTGTAAAATTGTTGACATGCGATCTAAACAATTAAAGTAAGTGATATGATATGCCTCTACCTAATGCGGAAAAAACCTCCAAGAGGATATATCCGATCATGCAGGGTAAGAGGCTTGAGGAGATTGCTTCTGGTGAGAATCCTACCATTGATAATGTAGCTAAACCAATAGATGTAATGCTGTTAAATGAAGATGAACTTCGCCGCTTGGTTTTAATCAAGTTGGCCATCACTTGCTGTCGCGGTGATTGGGACGGATTTTTGACATAAGGAGAAATAGATATGCCACTACCAGACGCAAATAAATATTCAGACAGAGTATATGAATTACTAAAAGAAACAGATCTAGAAAACTTATCGTATGCACAGTTTCAAGGAGTAGTTGAAAAACTATTCATTGAACCTGAAAATGAAGACGAACTTCGCCGCGCCGTTTTAATTCAGATGGCTAGGATGGCAGTGCGTGGTGATTGGGATGGCTTTTTGACGGGAGGAAGCGGTTCAGGAGCGCCAACAGATGCAGAATATGTAGTCATGGCGCTTAATGGTACTCTAACTAACGAAAGAAAACTTACAGCAGGGAGTAGGATTACGATCTCTGACGGCGGTGCTGGCGGAAATGTTACAATAGCTGCCGATGCTAGCCCTGTAACTTCTTTAGTTGCAGGTACTAACATAACTTTGACTCCGGCTTCTGGTTTGGGTGATGTTACAATTACTGCTGCTAGTGGTGGCGGTGGTTCATCTATTTCTCCGGGTGCTGGTGAAATGGGTTCAACATTTGATACATTGATGGCAAGTGGAGGTTTTTTCGGTGGTAATACTATGTCATCATCTACATTCACCTGGAATGATTCAAAAGTTTACTTTGTACCTATTATATTTCCTAAAGCAGTATCTTTGACAACAATTCAATATTCCATACTTTCTGGTTCCTTTACTGGTAAATTAGGCATTTATACATCAAATAGTAATGGTTCTCCTGATTCGGTAGAAGTTGAAACTGGTTTACAATCTGGTGTAGGATCAGGATATTATTCTGCAGGTATTTCAACCACTGCAGTAACAGCAAATACTCTTTATTGGATTGGAATTGCTCAAGGAACTACTTCATCAAGTGTAAGCCTTAGAGCGATGTCTACTAGTACTCAAGGAGGAAATTATGTTTACATTACTGATATTTCTAATTTTAATACTCAACAATTGAGGACTTCTGTTCAAGTCGGAACTGATACCGGACTTCCTACTCCAATCACGACTTCTGAATTAGAATCATTATACGGTTTGCATCCTATGTTAGGAGTTGGTTTTTAATGATAGTACCAACTTACATGAATCATGTCGATTCAGAAGGTAATGTTACTCAAGAGCAATTATCAATGTCTTGGGATCAATTAAGGCAACATAGAAACAACGAATTAAATAATTCTGATTGGCGTTTTATGTCAGATCAAAACCCTTCAGAAGAATGGATTAATTATCGAACTTTTTTGAGAGATTTACCAGAGAACTTCGAAGATGCCTGGGCCGCTGGAAATGCTTGGAATCAATACGATATACCGGAGTGATCCGAATGCCAAAACCAAAACCGGATCAAGTTATTAGACATGAAATTGTTTTTGGCCGATCTGAAAGAGAATTAATTGAAGGTGCTTTAGTAGCTTACCAGGTAAATAAAATTGCTACTCCTGCAGTAGCATTAATTTCTGATGTATCAGCAATGACATTAATTTTTAGTGCAATTGCCACATATTTAGGATGGGAATTTATTTTATCTCCTGGTATTGATACTTATTACGGATTATATTCAGATTTTATGAAACAATATAATTTGAATAAAGAGGCTACAATTGAAGCAGCAGAAGATGCAACAACAAGTGTGGTAGGTGTTGCAGTTGGAGCAATACCAGGTGTTGGTTTTGGTGGTAGATTAACAATTCAAGCTTTGTTGGAACTTTTGTTCGCTCGTAATGATCCTACGATGCCTGGCACAACCAGTCCACAACCACCTGCAGCTAACGGTGGCGGTGGCGGTGGGAATTTTTAATCTAAATACCCCCTACTAAGGCATCTTTTTCCAAAACTTAAACCTATTATCCTTGAGTGCTTTGTTGTCAGCTCTCAATTCATCTATCTGTGAATTTAATACACCAATTATCTCTTGCATCTTTTTTCTTTCGTATGGTGCGATCACTACACCATGACTGGAAGGTACTAACTTTCCTGTGAACCCGTCTTCTCCGAATTCACGCGCCCACTTAGGTTCAGTATAAAACCATATGATTGCTTTACTAACATTATCCGACATTTCGTTCTTCTTAGATCTATCTTTAATTAATTTAGAAGCTTGTTCATGCAAAGTAAACGAGTGTAGTATTTTACTCATTATCTACCCTCTTCTAATAATTTCTCAAATTCTTCCATTCCTCTTTTAATCAAATTTACTTTATCAAATAATGATTCTATAATTTCTATTTGTGTTTCATCAAAGCATCCTTTGTAATTTTCATTAGGATCACATTCTAAGCGACATTCACATCCTTTCTCTATTGCTTGCCATTCGTTGTCTTTAGCTTGAAGCAATGCACCACATATGACATCCCATTCTTTAGATCGTAGACCAATCATTCAATCACACCTTACTAATTTCCAATCAGCACAATCACAAGAACCCCAATAATTACGGGTTGTTTTACCGTATTGTAATATTTCTTCGTTACACTTAGAACACTTCATTCAATCACCTCTCTGTAGCCAATTTCAATTTTGGTATTACAATTAATACGAACACAATACATCAAAACCACTCCGAACTAATCGTGTCTTTGCATCTTTCACATATTCCCCATGTGTGCATCTTTTCATCTTGATAGCATTTCCTTATCCTGCAAAGGCAGCATTTGTTATGTTCACTAACCATATTATGCCTAGCGACCTCTAATCCATATATAATATACTCGCCGGAACGGCGTGCAAATCTTTTGATTTGCTTAAAATCGTTTTACGCGATTGCATATCGCGTGAAAGGTATCCTTTCGACTCATGATTAAGATAAAAGGATTTGGGTGGGGTTCGGGGAGGGTTTTAAGGACCGATGTGGTTTCGATGGGGCTATGATGGAGAGCCTCTATATTATAGGAGTGTTAATTGTTGGTTTTGGTGTGTTAATCAAACTTTTATTAGACCTGGGAAATCAAATTGACGAAGGATTAATTGAATTAGACGAAAAATTAGCATTAGCTATACGATCAGTAGTTGAAAAGATACCAGGACTAGGTGAAAGTGAACCAATTAATCCAATACAAATGGCATTTGCTCAACTAATTGGAAACATGGCACAACAAAAACAAGTTGTTATTCCGCCGAAAATCATTGAAAGGGATGAAAAAGGTCTATTTACAAAAGAACAATAATAAACAACTATACAACCAGTGGTAGATATGGCACGAAGGAAAAAAGCCTCAAGACGCAGAAGAAGCCGAGCGGTTTCATTATTGAACGTAGCAGAAAGTTATGCTTATGCTAATGTACTTACATCAGGATTAATGGGTACTACTCCAGTAGGATTTGTTACCGGAGCTACTGACTTAGGTTACAAGTCTGTATCTGATTCTAGCTTAAGTTATGCATCAACTGGAATGGTTGCAGTTGGTGGAGGATCTATTTCTTTAGGAGATATAGTCACCGCACCTGACCAGGCGTTTGGAATTGTTCAAAGTAACTTCATGAACAACTATCAATCAATGGCTGTGCAGTCAATAGGAATCGGTATAGGCTTTAGATTAGGTAAAAGATTACTTCGCAGACCTATTTCAAATGTAAATCGTAACATATTCAAACCTTTAGGAGCAGGTTTCAAACTTTGAGGTGATCTAAGATGACAACACAAAATGTAACAGGTGTCCTAAACTGCTCAAGCGGTTTCAAAATTCCTCTAAACGCAACAATCACAGACGGCACAGAAGCAAGTCTTACCACAGATGTGGCTTACACAGTAACAGCACAGAACATTGGAGACTTCGCAACAGGTCAGACAGTAACTTCTGGTATTGTTACAGCAGGAGCAAACATATCATACGCATACATTCTAAGGAAAGGATTGATTCTTTCTTTAGTACCATTTGCAGTTAAGGGAGTTGCATGTGGCACTCCTGCTCTTGCTCGCCCTGTAACTCTGATGGCTGGAGATCAACTCCGAGTCTTCACCATGGTCGCGGCTGGCAGAAATGCGTCTCTAGCTGTAGTTACCAACCAAGGAGTTCCTCGTATCTTTATTGGTGCAAGTGTAGCGGCAGGTGCGGGAACATTCCAGCTTGTTGATTTGCAGACAGGCAATACAATCGGGGAAACTCTGCAAGGTCAAGTATGTGTTCAAGCACAATTTACATCAGTAGATCAGGCATTAATTACAAGCGTGGCAGGTGGCGCACAAGTAACAATGTCAAACGGTAACCTATCTGGTGCGGTTCCAGCAACAGATCCAATTGAAGTTC